TGTTTTATAAATATATTCTATAAATATATAACCTATTTTTTATGTGTTTTATATTTAATTTGGTTTCCAATTTATATTATTAAAACAAATAACTTGCATACTTTTTCAAACGAAAATATAACAAATATGGCATTAATTATTTATTCATTTTATAAAATTAATTCTATATTAATTAATAAATATAATTTTACAACTGAAATTATATTTGAAATTTTATTTTTAATTAGTGCTATATATGATATTAAAAATAGTAATCATATACATCATATTGAATATTGTATTATGTGTTCTATATTTATTTCTGTATTTATTCTAGTATATGGAACCTTTTATTATATTGTTAAATCAGATTTTAACATATATTATGATCCTGATGATGAAGATATATATTTAGAAAATGCTGCTGATATTTGCAGTGAAGTATAAATAAAATTAAATTATTTATATTCCTTCATCTAACTTTTATTAAATAAACTGTCAAAGATAGTGTGTTTAATAAAAGTTGATTTTTTTATTGAATTAATATATATTATATATTTAATGGACACTATTTATGATTCATACACAATTCGGTTATCTCAGGAAAAATATTTGAATAAAATGTATTTCGAGATATTGGATAAACCAAATTTTGAGGAAAGTTATTCTATATTACAAAAAATGAATATTAATGATAGAGTTGCATTGATTTCATTAATTATAAATAAATGGATTGAAAAATATTTAAATAATCCAGACGATATATCTATTAATGAGCAATGTAAATTTTTTATCAGTTGTATGGATGATAAAGATATTTGTAATTTAATTATTAATAATACAAGTGATGATATTAATAAATTAAAAAAGATTTTATTATTAATTGATAATAATTTTATTAAAAAATATAAATCAAAATTGTTTTTTAATAATATTGAATGTTTAGATTATATGATTAATAATTATGGTCATTATGATAAATCAACCATTAATTATATTTTATATAATATGTCAATTAATTATTATTATGTTAATGAAAATATAGTTGATTGGATTATTAATAATTATGATAATTTTATTAAGAATAATATTGATAATATTATTATTGATATTATGAAATCAACTAATTATGCTAATGTTAAAAATTCATATATGATTATTGATAAATTATTGAAAATTGAAAATTTAGATTCATCATATGTATTTAATATTTTTAAAAAAAGTATTCATTATAGTAATGCTTTTACATTTGAGTTATTTCTTCATAATTATTATGATACTATAAATATTATTAATATGTTTGAATTTGTTTGTATTTATACAAATCCTAATATATCTATTTTTCATTCTCTAGTTCCATATGTTTTCAATCTTAATGAAAAACTTCATACATATAATTTTAGTTGTTTATATAATAAAGTAAAAGAAATAAACATTATGAATGTTGTTAAATGGTTTGAAACATATTTTGATAATAATTTAAAACTATTATTAAATGAACCTGTTTTTATGACTGTTAATATTAATATTAAAAAAGAACATAGTGATAAAGAATGTATTATTTGTTATGAAAATAATAATAATATGATTTCATTGGGATGTTGTTCAAATCATATTACATGTAGTTCATGTTTGAAGCAATGGTATAATAATAATACAACATGTCCTATGTGTAGACAAGATGTTATTTTTGAAGAATGTTGTTTATATGTTAATTAGAAATAATATTTTTTTTAATAATTTATTTAGTTAATTATTCGACTAAAAATAAATTATTAAAAAAAATATTATAAAGAGTAAGAATGCTACATAATTAAGGGTAATGCACATATGCGAGTGTTGTTGTTGTATAACGAGTAAATGTAATATATTTATTTGTTGCAGCTGTATGTATAAATCGTGTAAAAAATGTTGTAATAATTTTTTTTTATCATCATCCCTTCCTAAATGTATGAATTGTAATATAAATATAGATGTAAATAGACTATTTGATATATTTTCTATAAAATGGATTTTTAATAAATATGAAAAAAATAAGGAAAAAATATTAATAGAAACGCAATTTATATTATTAAATAAAACAAATGATGATGCTGATAGAAATAAAAAAGAAATCATAATAAAAAATAAATACAAAGATTTATTAAAACAACGAAAACAAATAAACCAAGAGTTATTTAATTTGAAAACTGAATTAAAACAGTTAAAAAATATAAATGTAAATAGTGATGATGTAAATAACGAGGATGTAAATAACGAGGATGTAAAAAATATATATAGTGAGGAAGTTTGGGAGGATATTTATAGTGTTAAGGGGGGTGATGGGGGTGATGAAACTAATGCATCTTATAAATGCAAGTCGTTATATAATCTTGTGGGTATTGTTAAAAAATGCCCACATTGTTTTGAATATTTAAGTAAAGGAGATGGTTGCGATACTGTTAAATGTATCAAATGCCATACAGTGTTTAATTGGAATTCAGGTAAAATAAAGGACTATCAACTATATAATATGTCCGAAGTTAAAATACCTGAATTAAAATTAGATAGTCCATCTATAAATAAAGATGATACGGACAAAGTAAAAGGTATATATAATAACGTAATTGAATTTATAAGATACAAGATGAAATTTTTTCTCAATATATTATCTTCCAATAATGTTTCAGGTGAAGATAAATATAAGCTAGTAAGAATTAACTTTATAAATAGTAATCTTACAAAAAATACATTTGTACAGAAAATAAAAAAAATTAATAAATTTCAAAATTATAGAATGTATATTAGTAAATTAATATTATTAGCATATGAAAATGCAATTAACATTTTTAAAAATAATATTAATCATGAAAAATTAAAAGAATTAGAAAATATTATTGAACATACAAATAAAAATATATGTAAAATAACAAAATATTTACATTATTCAAATAATATAAAAATTTATCAATGGTTTAATTTGAATGATGAAAAAAAATTATTAATATAAACATAAAGAACAACTACAAATAAAATTATAATGATTCAATAAATACAACTGTTTTTCTTTATTGTTAGTATATTTAAAATTTCTTAAATATGAATAAAATAATTCTTCATTTTTATTTATATTAGTTAATGCTTCAAAAATCATCATATTATTTTTTTCATAAAATATTATATTTGGTTTACATGAATGATTCATCATAGCACCAATAGGTAGTATGGTTGAATAATTATTCATTTGAAATGCATTAAATAAAATTTTAGAATAATAGAAATACAATGTATTAATGTTTATTAATAATAAGAATTTCTTTATTTTATAATTATCATAATTATTAATTAATTTAATTAAATTTGATAAATATTTATTATTAGATAATTCTAAATAACATCGTGGATATAAATAAATTATATTAATATCTTCTTTGTTTTTTAGTATTTCATATAATAATTTAATAACATCATTTTCTTGATATATTGGTTTTTCAACTAATATAATTTCTCCTTTCTTTATATTTTCATTTGCTATTATTTTACTATAATTGTTTCTAATTATAGTTATTTTTTGATTTATCATTAAATATAATTAAAAGTATTATTTAATTAAGATAAAAACTTCATTTCCATGAATCCATTCATGACTATCTATTTTAAAATCTTTTGTTAAAAGATTATATATTTCATTTAATTGAAATATATAATAGTATCTATTTCCAATAATGTCTCCTTTATTATTCTTAAAAGGAACTATATTATCACCAAAAGTAAATTGATTATTTAATTTTTTATTATGAGATTGATTAATAGACCAAATAGATAATAATATTTTACCACCTGGTTTTAATACACGATGCATTTCTTTTAAACATTCAATACGTCTTTCAGTTGTTGATAAATGATGAAAACTAGCAATACTAATAATAGCATCAAAATAATTATCTTCAAATGGTAAATTTGTCATGTCTGATAAATATACATTTTTTGATACCTCTTTTGCCATTTCTACAAATTTAGAACAATTATCAATACCATAAAAATTATAATTTGGATATTTCATATTACGACCATTACCACAACCAATGTCTAATATTGATGAATTATAATTTATAGTATTAATAAAACTATCAATCCAATCCCAATTTGTTCCTCGTTTATCAGAGAAATTATTTGCAATATTTTCATATATTGTTTTAACATTTATGTTTTCATATTCCATTAAATAATATTAAATAAATACATTATATAATTTAATCTTCAAATTTTATTTTTTGATTTAATCTTCAAATTTTATTTTTTGATTTAATCTTCAAATTTTATTTTTTGATTTAATCTTCAAATTTTATTTTTTGATTTAATCTTCAAATTTTATTTTTTGATTTAATCAAAAAATATATTATAAAATCTAAAGTTTATTATATGTATAAAAAAGAACATTTTGAACAAAGTGATATTACAGGATATTCTCTTAATTATGGTAATTGTCAAGACTTCAATGGTAAAACACCACAATCCAGAACTTATTTAAATTCTAATAAAAATACATGTTCTATATTATGTCAAACTGATATAAATTGCTCAGGTTTTTCATGGAATGGTTCTACTTGCAAAATATTTAATCCAACAATTGGTGGATCTAAAGATTCAGTATCACCTTCTGATGATGAGTATATTGTAAATAAAGGAGATGCTTCTACTACTTCTTTATGTTATATTAAAAATAATAAAAATACACCATCATTAGAAAATTATGATGTTAAACTAAATACTGATGTTAGAATTTATCCAATATATTCTAATTCATATATTAGTTTTGAACATTGTAAAAACTCATGTGATAACGATCCTGGTTGTAATGGATTTAGATATGGTGTATTGGGATTATGTTCTGTATTTAATCCAGCACAAGCTACAATAATTAATAACCTAAGTCGTAATACAAAAATAATAGCTGACAAACCAGAAAATGGTTTTAATACATTTATTAAATCTGGTTGGGAACCACCTCCTAGTTTACCTGATGATTTCATTCCATCAATAGATTCTGAATTCACATTATTAGGAAGTACTGAAAAATATAGTACATATACTGGTTATGGATCATTTGGTTCTCAAACCACCGCACAGCCTACTAGAACAAATACAATTACTACATCAAGAAAAGCATGTTTTGATACATGTAATAATGATCCTGCATGTTCAGGCTATTCATATAAAATGTCTGAAAGAAAATGTGAGATATATAATGGTTTATTTTCAAATATACCACAAACTGGCAAATCTTTGGCGTATCCACCATCAGCTGATTTTTACAAGCCTACTATTGGTGCTTATAATGATGCATCTTGGATGACATATATAAAACCACGTCCTATTCCTACAGGATTTAATAAATTCACAGCTGGTCAATGTCGTACAAGTAATAATAAAGAAGTTCCATTTACAAAAGGTCCTTTATCATATAATATGTGTGCAAATATGTGCCAAAATGATGAATTATGTACAGGTTATTCATATGCTGATGATGGTACTTGTATAATACATGATCCAACTAATCCTCTATCAATACCAACAGGTGGAGCTGTATCTGGAACTCCATTAACTCAAGCAAATTTTGATTTTCAATATAATTGTTATATAAAAAATGTTTCAGGTAGAACAACTACAACTACTACAACTACTACTACTACAACTACACCAACTACACCTACTACTACACCTACTACTACACCTACTACTACACCTACTACTACTACAACTACACCAACTACTCCTAGCAGTACTACAATTACACCAACTACTCCTAGCAGTACTACAACTACACCAACTACACCTAGCTCTACAAGTACTACAACTACAGCACGCTCTACTAGTACTACTGGTTCAAATGCTCCTATAAATATAGTAAAAGCTGACAATAATGTAATAATTAGATTGAATAATGCAGTTGTAGATAATAATGATACAGTCATTTATAATATTAAAAAATTAATTGATCCTGAAAATAAATATATTATTGATAATTCTTATTCAATTTCTACTAATACAATAACATTAACTGTTAAAAAATATCCTATTTCTGCAGAAGATTTTATAAATAAAGAAGAGTTTGAAAGTTCTAATTTTTTAATTGTTAAAATTAAATATAATGATTTTATTGAAGTAACTGATTCAAATAGTGTAAGTAGAGTTTTAGGAGCATCATTAGAACAAATTATCGCACCTATTCCACCTGTTATTCAAACTGCATCACTGGACGATAAAACTAAAATGATAATTGGTATAGCTAGTGGAATTTTACTAATTTTAATAATTATTGCAGTAGTATTATATCTTAGAAAAAGAGGAAAATCAGGAAAAACAGTAACTACAGGAAAACCAATAACTACAGGAAACCAAGGAAACCAAGGAAACCTAGTAAAAAACTAATTAAAAACTGAATTATTAATAATTAAATAATAAATGATTATTTAATTAATGATAATATTAAAACAAAATAGTTATATTCATACAATATATCATATTTCAGATATTCACATTAGACGTTATGATAAGCATGCTGAATATGAAATTGTATTTAGTAATCTTTATAAATATCTTAATAGTATTAATAATGATAAATCAACATCATTAATTGTTATTACTGGCGATTTATTACATGCCAAAGATAATTTAACACCCGATTGTGTTATTAAATGTTATAAATTTTTAAAAATGCTAGCTGATATTATGCCAGTTATATTAATTGCAGGAAATCATGATATGGTTGAAAGCAATAAAACTATCAAAGATTCAATTGGTGCTATTCTTAATGAAAGAAGTATAGATAATTTGTATTATTTACAACATAGTGGCGTATACAAATATGGTAATATTATTTTTGGTGCATCATCTTTATTAGATAATCAGTTTATTAAAGCAGCTGATATTTATCATCATTCTGATAATATATTAATTGGATTATATCATGGTCCAGTTGGAGCTTGTAGTACAGCAGTAGGTGTAGTTCTTCATGGTGATAAACAAATCGATGATTTTATTGGTTATGATTTTGTTCTATTAGGAGATATCCATAAATTTCAGTATATGAATAATCAAAATTTTAATAATACAATGGCATATGCATCATCATTAATCTCTCAAAACTTTGCAGAAATTGATGAGTATCATGGTGTTTTAGTTTGGAATTTAATTGATAAAACGAGTCATTATCAAATTATTGATAATCCATATAGATATATGAGAATTGATATTGTCGGTGGAAATGTTTTATACAATGATAAACAAATTGATTATAATATTCATGATTTCCCATCTCATGCTAAAATTAGATTAAACATTATTGAAACTCATAAAGATACATGCGAAAAAATTAAAAAGACTATTAGAAAAAGATTCCCTCATATTTTATTTCAAGAAATAGTTCAAAAAAATAATTCAAATACTATTGAAAATATTAATAAAGATTTTAATTATAATGATATGCTTCAAACATATATAGAAATTTTAAATAAAGAAGAATACGATGAAGCATTACAAATATTTATGAAAGATTTATCAGGATTAAATATTACATTTGAAAGACAATTATGTCAATGGGAATTTTTAGATTTAGAATTTAGTAATATGTTTGTATATGGTCCAAATAATAAAATAGATTTTACTAAATTACCAATGAATGATATAGTTGGACTATTTGCTCCAAATTCTTATGGTAAATCATCTTTTATAGATATTATATTATTTAGTCTATATGATAATTTTAGTAGAAATGTTTATAATAAGCATCGAACTATTCCATCATATATAGTTAATAATAACTGTTCTTGGTTTGAAACTAAAATAAGATTTAAATTAGGTTCAGATATTTATTGCATTCATAAAAAAGGTGTTCTAAAAGGTAAAAGTAAAAGTAAAACCGGTAAAGCAATTACTTTTGAAATTTATAGTTTCACTAAAACAAATGATAATAATATTATAGATATAACACGGAAAGACAGATTTGAAACATTAGAAGAAATATCAAAAGTCATAGGGTCATATAATGATTTTTGCTTAACTTCTTTATTTTTACAGAATAAAGAACAAACTTTTTATGATATGTCATCCACAGATCGTAAAAACTTTTTATATAATATGTTTAATTTGGATAAATTTGAGAATATGTTTGATACTTATAAAAATATAGAGAAAACATCCAAAGCATTGAAAGATGATTTTGAAAGTAAAATATTAAATACAGATATTGATACTATATTAGATAATATTGATAATGATAAACAAATAATTAGAAAATATAATACAAAAATCAATAAATATAATGAAATAAAGAATATATTAAATAAGAAAAAAAGCAAATTAATATTGTTATTAAATAATAATTTTGATGTAGATTATGATGAAAAATTAATGATTGAAGATATTGATAGATTAAAACAAAATTTAGATATTTGTAATTTTATTATTAATAATTATACAATGTATATTGGAACTGAGTATAATAAGCATAGCATTAATAATATAAATCACTTGTATGAATCAATTATATGTATTGATATTAATAATGATATTAATAATATAGATATTGATTTTAATAAAATAAATGAAAATAATTCATTTTTATTAAATGAAGAATCTATTATTAATAATTATTATATTTACAAAGAACAACTTAATAGAAAAGAACTATTAGAATATAAACTAAAAGTTATTAATGATTTAATTGATTTGAATGAAATAAATGAACATTGTAATATGTGTATGAAAAGAAAGCCTTTATTAGATGATTATAATAAACAGAAGATTGAATTAATTAAATCAATAGATAATATTAATATTAATAATAAAGATGATTATGATAAATTAATTATTATTAAAAAACAACAAGAAATATTAATTAATAAATATAATAATTATAAAAAAAAAATTTGTAAGAATATTATTGATTTTAACAATAATAAATTTGTTGTAGAATATAATTGGTTAGATACTATTAAGGAATATAGAGAATATTTATTGAAAAATATTAAATATTTAACAAATAATGAGAATATAGAATTAATTAAAAAATATGATAATAAGTTAAATATTTTAGAAGATAAAATTAATAATATAAATCATATAATTCATGAAAGAACATATAGTTTAGGTATAAATGAAACAAAGTTTTCAGAATGGAATAACTTGAAGAATGATTTGAAGAAGGTTATGAGAGATTATAATATATATAGCTGTTTGAAAAAAGCATGTCATATTAATGGTATTCCAAGTAAAATTATATCATTACAATTAGAAAACATAGATACTATGTTAAATAAAATTATTAATGGATTTATAAAAAAAACTGTTAAAATTAGTTTGGATGGTAATAATATAATTGTGAATATATTAGATGATAATAATAATATTATTAATATTCTAGGAGGTATGGAAATGTTTATTATTAATATTGGTTTTAAAATATCATTATCATCATTATCATTATTACCGAAAAATAAATTATTAATTATTGACGAAGGAGTATCTGTTTTAGATAAACAACATATAGAACAGTTTGATAAAATTATATTATTTTTGAATCAACATTATGAAAATGTTATATTAATTTCACATATTGATAGTTTGAAAGATTTTATTAGTAATTATATTCATATTAATAAAATAAATAATTTAAGTTGTACTAATTATTAATTTAATATATTATATTTATTTTATATGGTAATATATATGGTTAATAATATATATAATTTAAAAGAAGATTTCTTTCAATCAAATACAACATCGCTTCAATATGAATTAGTTGATAAACAATGTTGGAGTGATGGTATAAATAAAGCTATTTCAGAGTTTCCTGTAGATTTAAGAATAGGAACTCCTCAAACTATATATAGAGCTAATATGTTATCAACAATCAATATAACAGTTCCTGCAAATCTAGTAATGCAACCTAATCAAGTTGGAAATTTAACATATACTGATTTGCAAAGATATAATGTTTGGGCTTTATCTATAGCTATAGAGAATGGATTTGATACAATCGGTTATCAATATAATTGGAAACTATTTTTTGGTAAATATAATAGTTATTATAATAATTATAAATATGATAAATATGGAATACCAGCTAATTCAATATGTTTGCCATTCGGAGGTAATATGATTAATCATGTATATACAGTTGAACCAAAAATAATAGCAGCCTCACTCTCATCCACGTCAACATCAACAGCAACATCTACATCAACAGCAACATCTACATCAACAGCAACATCTACATCTACATCAACACCACTTCAATATGAATTAGTTGATAAACAATGTTGGGTTGATAATCTAAATATTGCAACTCAATATTTAGATTTAAGAATAGGAACTCCTCAAACTATATATACCGGATCATCTGTGTTAAATATAACAGTTCCTGCAAATCTAGTAATGCAACCTAATCAAGTTGGAAATTTAACATATACTGATTTGCAAAGATATAATGTATGGGCTTTATCTATAGTTACAGCTATAGAGAATGATATTGATACAATTGGTTATCAAGATAATTGGAAATTATTTTTTGGTAAATATAATAAATTCGGGTTTTTTAGATATGATAAAAATGGAAGATCCACTAATTCAACTTGTTTGCCATTTGGAGATTATAAGGTTAGTCATGTATATAGACTTGAACCAAAATCAACAGCAATGTCAACCACTACTACATCAACTCCTACCAACACTTCAACCACTACTACAACTCCTACCAACACTTCAACCACTACTACATCAACTCCTACCAACACTTCAACAACATCATTTCAATATGAATTAGTTAATAAACAATGTTGGATTGATGATGCGACTAAAGCTATTACAATAGCATTCTTAGATTTAAGAATGGAAACACCTCAATTCATATTTAGTCCTGACTTTTCAACAATAATCAGTATAACAGTTCCTACAAATCTAGTAATGCAACCTAATCAAGTAGGAAATTTAACATATAATGATTTACAAAGATATAATGAATGGGCTTTATCTATAGCTATACAATATGGATTTGATACAATCGGTTATCAAGCTAATTGGAAATTATTTTTTGGTACATATAATACTAATTATCATAATGTTACTTTTAAATATGATAAATTTGGAATATCACCAAATTCAACCTGTTTGCCATTCGGAGGTGATATGATTAATCATGTATATACGGTTAAACCAAAATCAACAGCAGTCTCAACATCAACTCCAACTGAAACCTCAACTACATCAGCCCCTACAGAAACCTCAACCTCAACGCCAACCGAAACCTCTACTACATCAACCTCTACAACATCAACTCCAACATCAACAGTAGTAGAAACAACATCAGCAGCATTAACGTCATCAGCATTATTAACATCAAGTGTA